GTGCAGACGGTGGTAACGAGTCCTCCCTACTACGGCCTCCGTGATTACGGCGTCGAAGGGCAGATCGGGCTGGAGGCGACACCGGAGGAGTACGTCGAGAAGCTGGTCGAGGTATTCCGCGGGATTCGCAAGGTGTTGAGGCCAGACGGGACAGTCTGGCTGAACCTTGGTGACAGCTACAACGGTTCGGGAGGCGCTGGCGGGGACTACAACGAGGGTGGGCCGAAAGAGGGACAACCCCGGTATCCTGGTCGCCGTGTCAAAGGATTGAAACCCAAGGATCTCATCGGCATCCCTTGGCGTGTCGCCTTCGCGNTNCAGGCGGACGGATGGTATCTGCGCGCTGACATTATTTGGCATAAACCGGCCCCGATGCCGGAGAGCGTGACGGATCGGCCCACGAGGGCGCATGAGTACATCTTCTTGCTTTCCAAGAACCCGAGGTATTACTACGACGCCGAGGCTATTAAGGAGCCTCATGCTAGNCCATATGTCGGCACTTATACGGGCCGCAACCGCCGTTCCGTCTGGACCATCGCTACACAACCATTCCACGAGGCCCACTTTGCGACGTTCCCCGAGAAGCTGCCCGAGCTATGTATCCTCGCCGGGTCGTCCCCCAAAGCGTGCCCGCGGTGTGGTGCACCGTGGGAAAGGGTGGTGGAGCACGAACGGCCTGCGGACGCGAAGCCGCGACGGCGGGATGAGGCATACAACAGCGGGACTGGCCTAAGCCCACATTCAGGGTATCGAGGAGCGCCGATAATAAGCGAAATCGGCTGGCGCCCCACCTGCTCCTGTCCCGATAACGACGGCTCCGGCAAGTGCATCGTCCTCGATCCCTTCGCCGGTAGCGGAACCACCCTATTGGTGGCCGAACGCCTGGGCCGGCAGGCGGTTGGGATTGAGATTAACCCCGAGTACGTGGAGATGGCAAAGCGACGCTTGTCTCGGGTGCAGTTGGCGATGGCTTTATGATGGCACAGCGCGCAGGGTCCGCATCNTGAGCGTGNCCATGCGGGGCNGTTTTATACGGGGAGTGATGAGAGTGCTGAACAGGACGATTCTCGTGGGGCGCTTGGCCTCCGAGCCGGAGTTAAGGTACTCCGTTAACGGCACGGCTGTAACAAACTTTCGGCTTGCGGTGGACAGGCCCTTTAAGACCGACAAGGGCGAGCGGGAAGTGGATTTCTTCCCTATCGTCACGTTCAAGAAGCTCGCGGAGGTCTGCGCCCGCAACCTGAGTAAGGGCCGCCTGGTGGCCGTCGAGGGGAGACTGCACAATCGCTCCTACACCGCGCAGGACGGCAGCACGCGGTGGGTGACGGAGGTCGTGGCGGATAGCGTGCGGTTTCTGGATTGGCCGAAGGACGGCGGCCAGGACGAGGCGATCGTTGACGACGGCGCCGGATACGACGGGTACGACGATCTGCCATTCTGACGGCGCCAGGAGGCGGCAAGCAATGGCGTGGATCGAGTCTCATGACAACCTGAAAGACCACCCAAAGACAAGGCGGGCCGCCCGGCTACTGGGGGTGTCGGTGCCTACCATCATCGGGCACTTGCACCTGCTTTGGCACTGGTGTCTCTCCTACGCNGAGGATGGNGACTTGTCTGGTTACGACGCAGCAGACATCGCCGAGGCCGTGATGTGGGATGGCGACCCTGACCAGCTCATCGAGGCGCTAATCAATTGCGGGCCCGCGGGTAAGGCCGGGTTCCTGGAACGTGACGCGCAGGGGCGCCTACTCGTACACGACTGGCACGAGTACGCCGGAAAACTCATCGCGAAGCGCGAGGAGGCCCGTGAGGCCGGCGCACGCGGCAACCATGAGCGATGGCACGTCCAGCGCGGCATCGTGGATCCAACGTGCCCGTACTGCCAGGAGGCATCGGAGAAGGATGGGCAGGTTATCGGGTCCCCATCGGGGGGCGAGTCGGGTGGCGATTCGCAACCCGAATCGGAACCCAATCGCGTTTTATCGCACCGTACCTTAACCGTACCTAGTACCGTAAATAATCAAGAAGAGATAGATCCCCCCCAAACCCCCCCAAAGGGGGAGCGGCGCCGCAAGCGGGCCGCCAACGATGAACCAGACCCGCGAGTCCAGCCTGTTCTAAGAGCGTTCTATGACTGCTACACGCGGCGCTTTGGCAAGCCGCCTACGGAGGTCGTGCTCAACTTCGGGCGGGATGGCAAACGTGTAAAGAAGCTGCCGCCTGCCTACACGACCGATGAGTTGCTGGAGTACATCGAGCGCTTCTTCCGCCCTGACACACCGGGATGGGTGACGCGGGACTTCAGCTTCCAAGCGTTCTTGCAGGCGATACCTAGGCTACAGGAGGTGGCCAGCGATGAACATGCGACAGTTTCAGGAGATCTTGCAGCGAGCGGCCGAGGCGGAGGCCGCACGGCGAGCCCGCATCGCGGCAGAGAGGCAACGACGCGTCTCGGAGATCGTCTCGACCGCGGGTTCTTTGCGGGAGTACTTCAAGAGAATACTGCCTGACGGAGCTCCGGACCATGCGTACAACGACGAGTTCCTGGCTGACGACATCGAACGGTTTGAGGACGTGATGGCGGCGCAGGAGCGGGCAAACACATGCGCAGCCGAAAGAGAGTGCGGGATCGACGGTTGCCGTCAGACTGTCCCGTACGTCGAGTGGGCTGGCTTCTACTGGATCGTAAGGGAGCGGGCCTGCCCGCGTGCCCAGGAACGCGCCAGACTGGCTGAGATCGAGAGGCGAAAGGCCGACGCGGACGTGCCCGCCCGGTTCCAGAATTGCGATTTCGACGGATTCTCGGTGACGCCTGCCAATCGCCGGGCCGTCGAGATGTGCCGCCAGTATGCGGAGACCTTCGAGGCAGGGCAGTCACACGGCCTGTTCATCGCCGGCGACGTGGGCACGGGCAAAACCCACCTAGCGGTGGCCGTCCTTATGCGGGTGATTGAGCGAGGCTTTGAGGGCAGATTCGTAGTCGTGCCCGAGTGGCTGCGCCGATTGCGTAGCACGTTCGACGGCAACGGGTCTAGCTGGTCTCTGTGGGAGACGGTGCAGCACCATGGGCTTGTCGTGCTTGACGACATCGGCAGTGAGAAACCCAGCGAGTGGGTTGAAGAGCAGATGTTCATGGTCGTCGACCACCGCTACCGCAACGGATTGCCGACGGTATTCACGAGCAACCTCGGGCTGGACGAGCTGCAGGAGCGCCTGGGCGCCCGCACGGTGAGCCGTATCATCGAGTCGTGTGATGGAGTCCTGCTTAAGGGCGAGGACTATCGCAAGCGCAAGCTGGGGGTGGGGCGGTAATGGTATTGCGGATAGTGCTGCCAGGCGTCCCGCCCAGCGTCAACCACATGTACCGGCGNTTTACGTACGGCGGCCGCACCATGGACGTCATCACCCGCCACGCGCAGGCGTGGATGGACAGCGTGAGGCTGGCGGCAAAGGCGGCGGCCGTACGTGCCGGGTGGCAGCTTGTGCCTGCAGGGCGCAAGGTCGTCGTGCGACTGTGGTTCTACTGGCCGTCTCGGGTGAGGCGGGACACGCACAACACCCTAAAAGCGCTGCTTGATGCTTGGCAGGGTGTGCTTTACGAGGACGACTACTGGGTGCTCCCGCGGGTGATGGACTTTGGCGTTGATAGGGACAACCCGCGAATCGAGGCGGAGCTTGAGGTCATGGAGGAGGCGGTGGCGTGATGGTGCGGCACAGCATGAACCGTAACCCGGCACCGGGTGGAACTGGGCGAGGGCGGGAAACCGGCTACACGGAGGTTGCAGTAACGTGGCGGTGCTGATGCAGGAGGCGGTAGCTGTGCAGCAGGAGCAGTACACGGTCGAGCAGGTGGAGCGATTGCTAGTGCGCTACCTGCATAGACGTGAGGAGTTGGACCTGCACGGACCGATGAGAGAGAGGCTGTTCGTCCGGGTTCCCGCGGACGACGTAGTGCCAACCCCAACTGTCCACGACTCCGTTCTGGAGCGCGCCGATCTGTTCCGGGCGCTGAACCGCATCCCGGCACACTATCGCCGCCTGCTGGTGCTGTGGTATGCCACCGACTGGAGTGTCGAGCGCATCCTGCACTACTACCGGCAGCAGTTTCCGAAACTCGGCCGGGCGACGATTTTCCGGTGGCGCAAGGAGGCCGTGGACGTTTTGACGCGGAAAATGAATCGAAACCGTTGACACGTGAGACTCGACCGGGTAAAATTGGCTATGATAGCAGACGTGTCGAGATCTCCCGTACTGCTTCGGCGGTACGGCGCGGGCACCAGCGTAGTGCCCTGCTTTATCCAGTCGTCCCGCGGGAGTGCGGGACGCGGGGTCCACTGCGCAGGCCCCTAAAAATCCAATGCACGGAGCCGTCATCCAGGTGGGTGCCCGCTCCGTGCGCGACAACTTTGCCCGCTGCCCCGGCGTAACGGTGCTGCTCGGGGCGGCGGGTTCACTTTTGCCGGAGGGCGCACGATACGCAGCCGGCGGGGCGGTCCCAAACGGGGCCGCCCTTTGCGCGCCCGCAACAAAATCCCTCCCTCCTCCCACTCCGCACGGCCGCGGGTGCCGCACCTCCCGCTCGCGACCTGGGTGCGGGGTGGGCGTAGTAGCGCGATGAGACGACCATGGCGGCGAGTGTACAAAACGGCCGAATGGCAGNGAGTGCGGGAGCTGGTCATCCAGCGGGCCAACGGCCTGTGTGAGGAGTGCCTGCGGCAGGGACGCATCGAGGCCGGGGTCGAGGTTGACCATATCCAGCCGCTGACGGAGGACAACTGGCAGGACTGGTCGGTGGCCTACAACCCGGACAACCTGCAGCTCCTCTGCCGGGATTGCCACAACCTCAAGCACGGCCGGGTCAGTTCCCTGCAACGATTCGTCGAGCCGGTGCCCTTACGGGACCACGCNTGACGCCCGAGAACATCCACGACCNGGCGGTGACGCTGAACTTCGAGAACCTGGAGCTTCTCTGCCAGGAGTGCCACAACCGGGAGCACCACGANCGGGTTCCGGTGGCCGAAGGCCTCCGCTTCACGGCTGACGGCGATCTGATATCTGTTGACGGGGGTGGCGCGCATGCGCCTTGAGGACAAACTTGCGTATTTCCTCGCGCTTGTTCAGCTCGTCCAGACCGACCGGCTGGTGGACGAGGATCGATGGGGTGTGCTGGAGCGCATTCAGAGGGTAGCAACGAGCATTGAGAATGATCTAGGCATACTTGCTTTGGGCGGCCCGTTTTACGAGTGTCGGGCGTGTAAGACACAGGTGAAGACGACGGCGATCCTCGAAGGGACCAAGTGCCCAGCGTGCGGTTCGCCGGAGTTCTGCCGCTGGGAGTTTCTGGAAGGCTGGCGGCGAGCGGATGATATCGCCAAGCGTTAGGCCCCCCCTATCTCCACAAATTCGGGCGGCCGCAGGGACCGGCGGCGGGCACCTCCGAAAACCCCGGAACGATCGCGCACACGAGGGGGTGAAAGTGTGGCTGGGAAAAACGGTGCAGAAGTGATTGATTTTCCGGTCGAAGATAGCCGGACTTCGGCGGCGGAAGAGAAAGCTAGGAAAATCAAGGCCGAGCTGACGAGACTAAAGAAAGTTTTCAAGGATTTGCCGGAAGATAAACGCAAGATCGTCGACGGGCTGATCCAAGAGGCCGCGTTTATGCGGGCCACGCTCGAAGAGACGCGGGAGATCATTGACCGCGAGGGCGTCATCGAGCTGTTTGAGCAGGGCGCGCAGCGGTTTTTGCGCGAACATCCTGCCACGAAGGTTTACGCATCGCTGGTAAACCGTTATTCCGCGGTCATCAAACAGCTGATCGACCTCTTGCCTGACAATAAAGGGGCTGACAACGGCGCCGACGAGCTGATGGAATTCGTGAAGAAGCGAATGCGCTGAGGCACCGGGGCGCCATGGAAAACTACATCCTTCAGTACTGGCAGAAAATCAAAAATGGTGAAGTGGCTGTCTCAAAGCGGGTACGCCAGCAGTATGAGAAGATTGTCCACGAGATTCACAATCCACGTGATCCGTGGGTTTTCGATCTGGAGCGGGCGTCGGCGCCGATTGAGTTCATCGAGCGTTTTTGCCGTCATTCCAAAGGCAAGTGGATCGGTCAACCCGTGAGGTTGGAGCTCTGGCAGAAGGCCATGCTCCAGTCGGTGTTTGGGTTTGTTCACAAGGAGACGGGCTATCGGCGCTGCCGGGAGTTCGTGCTACTCGTTGGCCGCAAGAACGGCAAGTCGACGCTCCTGGCCGGCATCGGGTTGTACATGTTGGTCGGCGANGGCGAGGGCGGCGCTGAGGTGTTTTGCGTCGCAACGAAGAGGGACCAGGCCCGGATCGTGTTCACGGAGGCCGTCAACATGGTNAGCCAGTCGCCGGCGCTGCGGAAGCACCTGAAGAAGCGCAAAACCGACCTGTACTTCCCGGTGGCCTTTGGCAAGTTCGAGCCGCTGGCCAGCGAGTCCAACAGCCTGGACGGCCTAAACAGCCATTGCGTCATCATCGACGAACTGCATGCCATCAAGGACCGCAATCTATACGACGTCATGCGGCAGTCGATGACGGCCCGAACGCAGCCGCTGCTGGCAATGATCACGACCGCTGGCTTCGTGAGGGAGTGCATTTACGACGACATTTACGACTACGCCTGCAGGGTGTTGGACGGTGTGGTCGAGGATGAACGGTTCCTGGCGTTCCTGTATGAGCTGGACGACAGGAGCGAGTGGGTCGACTTCAGGGCCTGGGAGAAAGCCAACCCGGGCCTCGGGACCATCAAGAGCTACGAGGAGCTGGCGGCCAACGTCGAGCGGGCCAAGAACGACAGCAATTTCTTGCCCACCGTGCTGACGAAGGACTTCAACGTCCGAGAGACGACGTCGGGCACATGGTTGACGTTCGAGGAGGCCAACAACGAGGCGACGTTTTCGATGGATGAGATTCGGGACACGTACGCCATCGGCGGCGTGGACCTTTCGGCCACTACGGACCTGACGGCCGCGGCCGTGCTGGTNATGNNNCCNGANGGCCAGATGTACGCNNTGGTGCAAGGGTTTATGCCCGGGGACACCGTCGAGCAGCGGGCCAAAGAGGATAAGGTCCCATACGACCGCTGGGTNGAGCGGGGNCTNATNACNCCNTGCCNGGGCAATCGCATCGACCATCGGTANGTNACNGACTGGTTTGCCCGGCTCAAAGAAGAGTACGGCATCTCGGCGTTTTGGGTCGGCTACGACAGTTGGAACTCGCCCGCCTGGGTCGAGGACATGGAAAACCGGCTGGGCTACACCAGGAAGGAGAACCTGCTGCCGGTTATCATGGGCGCCAAGACGTTATCGGCGCCCATGAAGGTGTTGAAGGCGGACCTGGCGGCCAAGCGCATCAACTACAACAACAACCCGCTGCTCAAGTGGGCGNTGACGAACNTGGCCGTCGAGGTGGACAAGAACGAGAACATCCGGCCNGTGAAGGGCCAGAACAAGCGCCAGCGCATNGACCCTGCGGTGGCGCTTATCATTGCCTACACGGTGCTCCAGTGGAAGCTAGAGGACTACAAGGCACTCATCTAAGGGGGTGACCCGGTGGAACAGCGCAACTGGTTGCAGCGGCTATTTGGACGCTTCTTTGGCCGCCGCGCCGGGCTCACCCANGTGAAGGTCATGGCCGGCTANACGCCCATCTTCACGCCATGGGGCGAACGGCCGTATGAGGCTGATGTTGTCCGGGCTGCGGTGGATGCTATTG